GATGAGGATAGCGAAATGGGGTTTCTGATTTCTTTGATCGCAATGGTTGCTGTGTTTGGTGTGCTTTTGCCTTTGATGGCAATGCTGTACTTTGATATTTTGGAAGTACGAGAGCAGACCAAACAACAGCAGCAAACTGTTCAAAAGTTGATTGACAAAGCAAAGGAAAAATAATGCTACCTTTAATTGCATCATTGCTTGGCACACTTGCTGAAAACGGGTTGGGGCTGCTGTCAAGCGCGATCCAAGCCAAAGGCAAGGACGTAGTCGAAAAGACGTTAGGCGTGAAAATACCTGACGCACCGACTTCTGAGGACGTTGCCAAGCTGCGCCAGCTTCAGTTTGACCACGAAGAGCGCTTGCTTGAACTGGGCATTGAAAAAGCCAAAATGGAATTAGCTGAATTGGATTTGCTTGCAAAAGCCGCCCAGAATGATGCTGACAACATCACAGACCGCTGGAATGCGGATATGGCATCTGATTCTTGGTTATCAAAAAACATACGCCCTATAAGCCTTATAGCCATTTTGGCGGCTTATTTTATTTTTACAACTATGTCGGCTTTTGGGTACAACGCTAACGAGGGATACGTTAATTTGCTGGCTGGCTGGGGACAGCTAGTGATGGGCGCATATTTCGCAGGCAGAACGGCTGAAAAGATCATGGAAATGAGGGGCAAGAAATGAGTCTAAGCACCGAACAAGCTGCATTCCTGTTGGATGCCTGCAAACTGATCCAATACGCCACTGAGCAAGGTTTTATGGTTACTGGCGGGGAACTATCCCGTACACCCGAACAACAGGCCATTTATTTCAAAACAGGTCGTTCCAAGACCATGAACTCCATCCACCTCAAACGCTGCGCCATTGATTTGAACTTCTTTAAGGATGGAAAGATCATCTGGGACAAGGCAACTATTGAGTCGCTAGGTATTTATTGGGAAAGCCTACATCCTAAAAATCGGTGGGGCGGTTATTTTTCCAACCTGGTGGACTGCCCACACTTTGAGCGTAACGTCTAATCTGCAAAAATGTAAAGCAGCAAAACAACCCCGCCAATGCCAATAAGTGCGCCGACCGTCATAACCAAAATGGTGATAATTATTTCTCCCATTGTTTACATAGCTCCTTAACGGCTTTGGTCTTGCGAGGTTTGTTGCAGACCTTGCTTACAGATTTCTGTTTAGCTTTATACATCAATTCGGCAACGGTTGGCGGCTGGGGATGCCAGCTCACCGCCATTGACAAAAGAATTAGCCAACGCAATTTTTATCCTTGAGTTTGGCTTCAATGGCTTGGCAAAACACATATGAATTTACATCGTGATGCACAGCCCGGACTCCTGTGTAAATGTGGTCAATATCTTCATCAGTCAGCCCTACCCATGTGCGCTGTGAGTGGGTGTAAAGGGGTTCAACCCAACCTTTGTGATTTGGATTTCTTTTATTCCAGTCATCCGCATAGCTTTCATTTTCTTCATAGGCTCGATACTCATACTGACCTTCGCCATCAAATGTGCGCCACGCTACAGGCTCTTGGCTTTCCAACTCTGCAATTGCTTTTTCAAGAATAGCAAGGGCATCTCTATGTGCTGTTGCTCGAAGACCAAGACCACCTGCAAACGCATAAGTGTTGCATTGTTTTAGCGCCTCAAGCGCCTGTTTCAATACTTCAATCATGCTTCACCTCTGGAGGTAACAGCCAACTTACAAGCATAGCAAGCATCAACCCATCCATCATCGTAATCCTCATAGTCTTTATGAGGCTCAGTGTTGTCGCTCAATTCTTCAAACAGTTTTTCAATTGCCTCACGTTCTTTGGCGGCTACCAGTTTGGCAAAGGTTTCAAGTTCAAGTTTGCAATCACCAAATTCATGAATTGTGTAAAACTGATTTTTATGTTCTAAAAAACCAGCCTGTTTAATCATCTCAATGATTTCATCTTGTGTCATGCTTCACCTCTGGCTCTGATAAGTTTTGCGGCATCAAAAACCTTGTCCCAACCCCAATATTCTTGCTCTTGTTCACACACCTTTGCACAGGCTTCACGTTCTTTGGCGGCTACAAGTTTGGCAAAGCGTTCAAGCTCACTTGAGCAAAGGTCAAGGTTTACAAATTCAGCCTGTCTAGCCATCTTAATGATTTCATCTTGTGTCATATCAACTTCCGTTGAACAGGCACAAACCGCCATTCACGTTCGGCCCTGCCTGACTTTGACTTGATGGTGTGTCCAGTTAACTCAACCATTCCAAGCCGAGCCATCTCAGGCAAGCGCCTTGCCACTTGATTGCTATCCAGCCCAGCCAAATAAGCAATTCCATCTTTACCCAATGGGCCAAACCGTTCAAGACAATGCACGATCAATTTAAAGTGCAAATCACCAGATTTAAATTGTTCGGCAGCGGCGTGGCTGGTCACTGGGTCAAGTGACCGTGCGCGTTTAAAAAGGTATGTCATCTCTAACTCCTGTATTTGTCTTTTCCTCCAAGTCATAGCAATTTGCCCATCCTGTCCAGCCACCATCTGCCAAAGGTATGGTGTCTAATTTAATTTTAAAATTTTCACCATCTTCAAACAAACTGCCAATGGTCTGGTAGCGTTTCTTTTCTTGACCTGTTTTATCTTTATATGTGCCAGTAATGACAACGATGTTTTTGATTTTCTTCATGGTCTGCTTTCTATGTAATCGGTTAATTGTTTGACTTGGGAATTGACTTCAGCTAAAAACTTGACAATTTCAGCTTCAATCTTTGCGATATATCTGTCGTCACGATCAATTCGTGCAACAAATAATTGCGCCTTTTCTGGCATTCTAGGATCAAACACACAGTAATCTGCCCATTGCCTACCCGTGCAGGCAAGTTGGAATTGAATTTGAGCAAAATATTTTGATGGCACTTTTTGACTTAGCAAAGTTTCAATCATGCCTTTAGATTCGGGACATTTTATTTCGACCAAACCGTCATCATTAACCAAAGCATCAGGACTTGCGCCTGCCATTTCAATAGTTGGATGAGGGACAAAACCAACTGTTTGCGTATCCCACCCACAATAGATTTGATACGCCGCCAAAGCAACGGTTCTTGGTCAATGCCCCATTGCATAGCCTGAGATGTAAAGCCCTCTGCCTTGGTCTTTGTGATGCGTTCCAGCACCAACTGCGTGGCATAGGTTTCGCGGCTGGCGGCATAACCTGTTTTGGTCTTTGCCATCACATCCGCAACCTTACTGGCGGTCACCTTGCCTAATCGGGCGGTAAACCATTCTTCTGTGCGTTGTTCCATTATTCTTCCCTCGCTTTCAACATGGCATCTGCCATTTTGTACGCCCTAATTGCAAATTCTTGCATTGGCGCGGTAACTTCAGAAGCTAATAAACCTTGCATAACCTTTGCCGCAAAGTAGTCACGCAATGTCATGCCTGTCAGGTCTGACCTGTGTGGATTAGGGAATGCGTGTGGGTTGGTTGGTTTGTTAAATTCATTCACTTGGCTAACTCCTTAGACAATGAGGCTTCTAATTGCGCCTTTTTAGCGTCTTTTTTGGCAATGACCTTAGCCTGCCATGTTTGTTCGCCTTTTGTTGCTTTGTACGCCGCATTGGAGGCTTCAAAAAGGTCATCTATTGTTGTGGTTTCATCCATTGCCGCCATTAAGTCAAAAAGTTGATTTTCATCAATTAAAGATTTAATGACCGTAGTTTTAGATTCGGGTCTTGGACTAGCAGCTACACCGTCATCATCTTCACTTGATATGCCGCAAGCGGTCATCAAACTGTACCTCCGAGCATAAGTCAAAGCACTGCCAAAACTCATTGCATCGTGCTTGCTGGCGGGAACGTGAAACAAACCAGATTCCATAACTTCGCCAGATTCGTGAATAAAAGTTGTTTCAACCATTACGCCGTCTTTGCATTCAAAGCTACGTTGCATCAAAGCAATGCCATTAGCGTTAAGCCCATCCATGACGGCATCAATGCAAGAAGTTAAGTCAGCGTATTTAGACTTGAAATGTGAATTAACTGATTTTTTCAAAGCTGGCCCAAACTGGCGTTGTGCTTTGACAAACGCTGCGGCAATATTCTTTCCGATTGGTGTTTCCATGATTTCCTCTTAATAAAATTTTGGGCCACAGGTTACGTCCACCAATGTTTCGGCGGTGTAACCATTGATCTTGCGTTTACCGTAAATCGTGATGGCTCGCAGGCCATTCTTTTCGCATTGTTTGATTGCGTCTATGACTTCATTCCTGCCCATTGGTTGAATGTTTTTGTCCATAACCAGTTTCTGGTCTGTTTCTGGGTCAAAGGCGCAAGCTGTCATCAGCAGTAAAAATAAATATCGCATCAGGGTCTCCAAATAAAAAGGTCAAGCAAAACCACCACAATGGCGGCGGCTGAAACAATCCACAGGGCGACTTGCGCCCAATCGGTTGGTTTGGTGTATTTTTCTATGTCAAAATTTAAATTTTTCATTTAAAAACTTTCTATGTAGTTGTGCTTAACCATATCTATATCTTCTATCTGTTGGGTTGTCGTATGTCGTTGTAATTGAACATTTGTGTTTGTGCAAAATTCTGTTTAAGTCGTATTGAGGTATAAGGTTTGACCATCCAACAACTTCATTTTTTGCGTTAGATATTTCTTTTTCCAATACGGCTAATTCCTCACGCAATGCCGCAATTTTTGGGTTATTTGTTTGCGTTATATCTACAAACGCAGTAATAAATCCCTCAAATTTAGCTACTCGTTCCTCGCATTTTCGAGATTCTTCTTGCTCTCGATCAAGTTTAATTTTGTACATACTCATGGCGTGTTTACCTTCATCGGTAACAAACCACCCTTCACGCACAATGCCGTTGTCGTCGGTATAGTCTTTCTGCTTTATCCACATACAACGCACCAATGCACCAAGGGTTTTGCTTGACGCGCCGTGCATGACAACATTTAATATTGATTTTGACTTTTCAATTTCTAACAAGGCATCATATTGAGTGCGGCTTGTGTATTTGTTTAGCGCGGGTAAGTTTTCATGCGTTTGCATAATTGTTCCTTACACGCACAACGGCGCAAATTCACGTTCAAGGGAGTCAATAACGGCGGCTGACAGCACGTTATAAAGTTCGGTAGTGCCAAGGTAGGCGTGCCACAAGTTGCCAGTAATTGGGCAAAAATAGCAATCAAGAGGGGCGGTTAAGTCACCATGTTCAATGAACAAATGCTCTAAGCCTTGGTCAATTATGATGCGAGCGTCTAAAGCGGGAAGTGTTGCAATGTGTTTCATACTTACTCCTTAAAGACCCTATGCGAAATTGCTGGGGCATGGATGTATTGTTAAGCCAACTAAACAAACAGTCAAGGATTATTTCTAGGGAGTTTCCCTAATGTCGCTTTATTGTTAATCTGCCTTTACAATATTGCCATGACAAAAGATCAATTAGTCCATCTCGCAGGCTCACAGACTGAGCTTGCCAAAATTCTTGGCATCAATCGGGCGGCGGTCTGCCAGTGGAAGACTGTGCCAGAGCTAAGATTGCGGCAATTGAAAGATTTGCGACCACAGTGGTTTACAACTTAACAAAATTATGTATAATCCAAACCGTCTAGAGTGGCATCCAGACGAGAGACGCGAATTAATGAACCCCGCAGGGTACTGTGTGGTCTTGCAGAACAGCAAGCATTCTTTTGATTCGCGTCATTCGTTTGCTGTTGCTCTCGCCAAGAGCCAAGACCACAGAGCATCTTGCGGGGTTTTTGCTTTTGGACAGCGCAATGCGGTACGTCGATGGTTGCGTTTGAGATACCCCGATACACGAGCAGACCAGATCGGGGAGCGTGGGCTTAGTCCTAGAGCGCGGTGGTTGAAACAGTCTGGGACAGTGCGAGGCGATGACATGGCTCCGAAAGGCAAGCATCGAGGCACAGGCAAACTTTGGTTTTGACCACGGTAAGGCTGTGCTTTGCTCCAACAATCACCAAAAGGCAATAAGGAAATGACTGCAATCAACAAAGACATACCCATACAAGGGATTGCTTATTCTTATATTAACCACAGAGGTCAAGAAAGAATTTTGATGGCTACGTTTGCTAAATCAAAAACGCTTGCCAAGCAACGGTTAAGAGATTACAAACATTTTCATCCTGAATGGAAAGAACACAAACTTTACGAAATTTTAATAAATGTAAAAAATGAGATGGAGGTGGCTGCATGACAAACTTTGAACAATTCTGGGCTGCATGGCCTACTAGTACCCGAAAGGGCGGCAAGTCTGATTGCCTGAAGCGGTGGGAAAAGTATTATTGTGATAGTTGCTGTGATCAAATATTAAAGCACATTGAATGGATAAAAACCACCGACCAGTGGCGCAAAGACGGCGGTGCATATATACCCTCACCCGCTGTTTACTTAAACCAACGGCGTTGGGATGGCGCTGAGATACCTGAGATTAAAAAAACCGTCCATATTTTGGACAAGCTGGCAGAAGAAAGCGCAAGGGCAGTGCCGATGCCTGCGGAAATAAAAGCCCGCCTGGATGCGTTGCGGGGTCGCAGATGAACAAAATTGAATTTGGCGATTGCCGCGAAACCATGCGCCGCTGGAAAGAACAAGGCATCAAAGCACAAACTTGCGTGACCAGCCCACCTTATTACGGCTTGCGGGACTATGGGCATGATGGGCAAATTGGCCTTGAAGAAACGCCAGAAGAATACATTGCCGCAATGGTTGAAGTGTTTCGCTGCGTGTGGGATGTACTTCAAGATGATGGGACGCTGTGGCTGAACATTGGAGACAGTTATTGCAACAGCAATGGATTCGCTAGAGCCAGCCCTGAATATCAACGTGAGGGAAGAAATAATATGCCAGCCAATGACAGAAAGCTGGATAAGTTACATGAAACTGGATTAAAGACTAAAGACCTTATCGGCATACCTTGGATGCTGGCATTTGCTTTAAGGGCTGATGGTTGGTATCTACGTCAAGACATCATCTGGCACAAGCCAAATCCTATGCCTGAGTCGGTGCAAGACAGATGCACTAAGGCGCACGAATATATTTTCTTGTTGAGTAAGTCTCATAAATATTATTTTGACCATGAGGTAATAAAAGAACCAATGAAAGGTGAACCAGAAACCCGAAATAAAAATGCAGAGGGTTATCAAGCAGACTATGCACATGGTGACAGGTTTAGTAAAGGTGAAAGAGTATTTAACGCAGATGGTATGGCTAACAAGCGTAGTGTTTGGACAATTCCTGTTAAACCTTATAGTGGCGCACACTTTGCAGTATTCCCGCAGGAGTTGATCGAACCCTGCATCATGGCTGGCGCACCAGTTGGCGGCATTGTTCTCGACCCGTTTATGGGCAGCGGTACGACTGCACAAGTGGCGCAAAACCTTGGCCGCCAGTACCTTGGATGCGAACTCAATCCCGAATACAAACCACTGCAAGACAATCGCATAAGCCAGCTTTCATTGGAGTTGGTATGAACTATGAGCACAGACAAATTGCCAACAGCATCCTTAGCCGACTCAAAGACGGCGAAGAATTTAGCCAATCTGTCATCCGAACAGCGCTTATTGATGCAGGAGACCTTGCACCAGACCGAGGCCAAGGATTGGATCAGGCGCTACAAGAAAAAGATTCGGGAAGAGGGGAAAGCCGAGGCATTAGCCTGGTGGCAGAAAACCTTATCAGACGTAGTAAAGCGGCGTGGGCAGAAAGCTGCTGATGACTTACGAAAGCGCATGAATGAGAGCAGCAAAAATTGATGCAAATCACGA